TAATCATTTTTAAATTACAATAAAATTGTTAATAATTTCAGTTAATTTTTCTTTATATTTCTCTTTTGTAACATCACCCAATGAAGGCGCACTATTACTTTCAAGAATAATCCATTTAGGATTTTCAACATCACTCTTTTGAACTTTTACATCAAAAGCAGCAATATCTAATCCTAATGATTTTAAAGCATTTACGCAGCTTTTAACGATTTCATCCCAATTGTTTGGTTTATTAAACAGTTCATTATTTTCGAGAATCCAAACAGAATTACTATCGTGGCGATGCCATCTTACTTCAGCATCTTCTCTTAACATTTTTCTGTTTGCAAAGAAGCATCCTTCTTCAGTAACATGTATGCGATATTCTCTGCTATAAGTATAATAGCGTTCGAATACATATTCCACAATAGGTCTCTCAATTCTTTGAACAAAGTTGTCATAATCTCCAATGTTTTCTATTAAATAAATACCGTTTCCTTTAGATGAATGCTTGTGTTTGACTATAATGCTTCTCCATTTAGTCAACCAATACGTTACTTTCTGTCTTCCAGATATACTGTCCTTAACTGTAAACCATTCTGCCGTTGGCAGTTTAGCGTGTGTAAAACGCCGCTTCATTTTGATTTTATCATTGGATAATGTACAACTCTTTGGAGAGTTGATTTCCAATAATGGCTTTCTGCTATTAGGTCTTCTTCTTGGAAGAATTTCACTTGTAGGTGTGTTACTACCCATTCTGTATATTACTCTGAATGGAGTTTCAATGTTTCTCAAATCCTTACAGGATGTGTTTTTACTTCTAACTATCAGTTTCATACTTCATTTTCAAACAACTTTAAAATAATAGTTCTAAACTCTTGTTTATTTGTTTTTTGATACAATTCTGCTATATCTTTAGCATCGTTTACTTTAGGTAACTTCAGATTTGTAAAACCAGTTCTTTGTGATAATTTAATACCATCTTGTATTCCTGCTTCATCATTGTCAAATAGGATATATATTTTATTATATCTTGATAGCAAATTATCTTTTGCTGTATCACTTATTGCATATCCTTCTCCTTGAACTGCTATTGCAGGTATACCAAGATTACACCACAAACATAGTGCATCTTTTACCGAAGAACATATTACTACTTTATCCCCAGTTTCTGGTATTTTAGTCCATAATGAAATAACTGAGCCGTCAAAACCGCTCAGCCATTTACACTGTCTCGTGTTATATGGTTGATAGATTTTGACAGCTGTGTTATTTTCTTTATGTTCTACATAAGCATAGGCATATTTATCTGCTACAAAAGTATATCTTTCACCTTCGGGCTTTGTCACAAAAACGTGACTTACTGGATATACTTCTGCATATTTTAACCATACTTCAGTAATACCAAACTGATTCCAATAATCGAAATCGTGTTGTTTCCATTCTCTGATTTTACATTCTATCTTACTTCTTTCTGTTGTCACTCTTCGTTTGTTTACTTTAGTAGTAACAACACCTTCTATTGTATTTTCACTTATTTTATTCATCATATCCTTAAAGTTCAAGTTCCATAACTTTTGTAATAGGTTAAATATACTTCCACTATCCCCATTAGCGAAATCTTTATATCTAACGTGTATTCCATCTTTACTATATATAGAAAAAGACGGATGTGTATCCTTTCTTAAAGGACTGTTTATTACACAAGGTATTTTCTTTACATTAAGGAATCGATCTGCTAAATAAAACTCGTCTATTGAATTTTTATCTAAAGTTGATTTTCCAGATCCAAATGCCATATTATGTTATTTTATGCCCACGGAAGATCGTCTGTATTACCATTTGCTGGCATTGCGCCACTGACTGGTAAGTCTTCTACAGCAGTAGGCTCTACAATTCTTTCACGGAGATTTCCAAAGTAGAACTTAACTCCTGGATAACCACCTGCTTGCTGCTTGTTAAGTACGTAATCCTTAACCGGATTCAGATTCTTTGCATAAATCGATGCAACTTTATTTAAGCATACATTCTGATATTCCTTACCATCTATCTCACTTACATAATACAAAGTATTAATCAAGTTGTCTGGCTTATCGTTGAGAATTGCTTTAATTTCACTTACATCACCTTTAAACAGTTTTGCAATATCGTCGATTCTTGCTTCACTATTAGTTAGGTCACCTTCAACAAAACTCCATACGTTGGTATTTTGATTATACTTAATTGCTGGATTAATGTTATTGTGAATCCTCAACAAGTTAGTAAGTTCCTCTTCACCATTGCAAGTAGGTCTTGCTGATGCGTTGTCAAATGCTTCTACAGGAGACTTCAAATCGTCCTTCATAAGCCACTTAACAGTACCATATTTGTCAATCAACTGTGTCTTGCCACTCTGTGAAATACGTGTTTGCTTCTTTAGCCACAAATTACCAATTGTAATAACATCAATACCTGCATTTTTATCAGGAATTGTCTGCATTACAAACGACAATTTGACACGGTCAACACCATTAGCATCTTTATCCACATACGTAGGCTCATTAGCAATCTCTCTACCCAATATTGCTTCCAACTCTTTTTTTGTCGGATTTACAGCAAGAATCTTCGAGATACCAAATCCCTCATACTTCTTAAAACTTCCTGCACTCTCTTTAGTCTCGTTTCCTTTGGCAAATGCCATAAATACGTATTTGTTACTCATCTTAATAAAATTTTAAAATCTCGTTACCTTTTGTTACTTCTGTTACTTCAAATTTTCTTCTAAAGTGATCAACCATTTGTGCTATTAATGAACCGTGATCCATACATATCATAAACCCTTGTTTCACTTTGTCAATTTCATCTGGTTTTGTTTTACCTTTATCTATGCAATATTCTGTTATCAGCGTATCAATGTTTTGATTCGTTGGTCCACTATTAGGTGGTAACATACTATTACATATATCTATGAACTCTTTTCTATCCATTGTAGTATTCGTTCATACATTTTACTACATATCCCAAATCATTAGGAATAAAATCACTATCAAACATTTCTGCTGGTGATTTTGCAGGAATTTCAATATTACCTTCTTTTACTGCGTGAGTATAAAATCCATAAGTTGGTACACCTTTTTCATCATACTTGATAGCACTATACAATACCATCGGTACAACTTCTATAGGATTATACTGTGTATCCAACAACTTACCAATAGTTGATACTTTGTAACCAACAATTGAATTGTCAGATGCTATATCTTCACTGTGCAAGATAAAGAAAACATTTAAATCTTCTCTAAGATTTTCACAAGTGGAGATAATTTGCTGAAAATGAGCAGCCAATTCAGTATACTTACCATAACCTACTTCTTTTGCTCTTGCAAAGTACTCTTTGCGCATAATGTAAATAATATCGTCCAGAATAATATTCTTTACATTAGTCATTTTGTCATCAATTGCTTTCAGATAAGCAATAACGTTGTCATAAGTATCCACTTCAAGAATATTACGATTCTCTCTGTTATACATAGCACCACTACCTTTGAAAGGCAATCTCTTCTTCAATGTGTTAATCACTACTGTTTCTTTAGGATCTAATCCTCTAATACTGGTTGATTTACCAGTTCCACTCTTTCCTAAAATAATAACATTATTTGCCATTCTTAAATAATTTTTTAATATATCCCAACAGAGTATACTGTTGAGTCTTTTTGTTTAAATAACTAATTCTCTCATTATCAATTCTTTGAATATAATTATAAACTTGTTGTAAACTTTGTTTATCATCTGGTCTTGGTAGTTCTGTACATTCCCCAACAGCTGCATCAAATAATATTGGACACCTTATATTCTGCCCTCTACCCCTTCGTTGTTCCAATATTTTGATAAATCTTGCATAGTTTCTAAGTTTTGTTATATCATATCCTTCAAAAGTTTCTTTACCAAATTTCCAAGGATTAAATAAACCTATAACCATGTTTGCGTCGCGGCTTGTTGTCCGGCAATCAGCTAGGTTATCAGTTGATGCTTCTACCAAATCCATTTTTCTACTTTCAAGACCTTCTGCAGCTTGCGCTTGATGTTGAATACCAACAAATACTAATCCGAACCTATCCCGTAATGCTATAGCATACTTACTCATTCTATCAATAGTTTCCATTTTTGAAATGCCATTTTCTACTGATATATTGGCGTAATTATCCAATACAACTATTACGTATTCTTCTGGATCGTTTGGTGTGTATGAATCAACAACCTTTCTCACAGATTCGTTTCCATATTTATCTTTAAATGGAACTTCTTTATAAGTTGCAGTACCTCTTGATAACATAAAATCCGTTATATATTTATTAATACCATAAGGATTTCTAATGTCTTCAATATAAGTTACACAATCTTGAAAAGCATTGATATATTTTTGATACCGTTCACTTTCCAACAAATCTACAATTTCTTGTGGGCAAGGATATTCTTTTTCAGCAGATGCTAACACATCAACGTCAGTATGTATTTTATCTAATTTGTATAACAACTGACAATAAAACTCTTGCATTTTAGTTTCAATGTCAGTTTCAAATGTAAAATATAAAACTTTTACTCTTAATTTATCTGGATGTGCTAACGCATAAAAGAAAGGATGATATACAAATAAATAATCACTTAATTTTGACTTACCCACCTTCTGATTCGAAGTGATGAGTAGATATTGCTTCTTTTGGATTCCTAACCAATATTTCTTATATCTAAAGAATGGTAATGGAATACAGTTAATTAAACCTTTTAGTATTCTTTCTCTATTTTGCTTTATATTTTCTATAAAGTTCATCAGAATATACCTCCAATCGCTCCAATACCCATAATCATTGCTAATACACAAGCCATTTCAGCCCAAAATGTGAAATGTTTTCCACTATCAAGAGCAAAACCTATTGCTGCAAATAATGCACCCATTAATAAGCACTGCCATTGTCCTAATAACACAAAATACAAAACTGCAGCAGCAGCCCATATACCAGCACTTGTATAATGCACAGCACCAGTTAGCGTTTCTTTAAACGCACACGCTGCTCCAACGAAACACATTGCTGCTACAGAAACAAAAGGTAAAAACTGATAACATTGTGGTGTAATACTTAACCAATAGATTAATATGGGAACTCCTGTTGCCCATATAACGAATGTGAATAAATAGTTTAAACCCTTTTCTTTCCACATATAATGTGTATTGCTAATTGACTTTGGTACTTGTTTAAACACTAAACAAGTTGTCAATATGTAAGTTAAAATCAACCCTACTGGAAAATAATATAAAGTTTCCATCATAAATCGTTCTCCTTGTAATATTTTTCTTTTCCGTAATTCGTTATATCATATACTTCTTGATCTGTAAATTTGCTCATATAATTTTGAAATTCTTGATGTGCTTTTACCCATTCGTCTAATTCTTTATTATGTTCTTTTTCTATATATTCAAATTCATCGTGCATACTACACCAATAATCATACGCTTTTTTAAGATCGTTATTTTTATAAGCACGTTTACAGTTATTTACTAAACGTTCGTATATTTTATTCATCAGTCAATCATTAGATAATCCTTTACTAGATCTTTGTTTTCTTTCAAAAATAAATCACACTGGTCTTTAGTGTGAAATGCAAGAAAGTGAAAAACTTCCCAGGCTTCTTTACAAATAATTTGGTTTACGGATCTTTTAATACAAATTTTTATTTTGTTCCCATTTCTCCACTCTTCACCCGTAATAATTCCACCAAATCTTTTATCATTAACCATTATCTGACTTATTTGAGCCATAGCTAATGCTGATTTAGCTTGTTTTTCTGTTGCGAAAATGCATTTACAATTATGTACATTTCTACTTTTTTTAATTTCTTTTACCTCAGAATAACCAGAATGAACATAAAATCCATTTAATTCTGCATATTCATCATCTCTCCATCTTTTTACAACAGGTTTGAATTTAATACATTCAAATGTACTATTCTCTTTGTCAATTTCATACCCTTCAGGTATTTCAATTTTAACTTCTTTTGTTTTCATGTTTTAAAAATTTTTCAACCGCTTTACAAAATTCAATACAGCCGCCAATTCCAGTTTTTATTGAAAAGTGTTCATCGCCTATTCTGTACCAACCTTCACAAATAGGTGTAATCTCACCTTTGTTAATATATTTTTGAACAAGTTTTAAATCTTTTTTACTAATTTTCATTTTCAAAAATTGTTTGTTGCTTCAGCACTATCTTCTGAATTAAGAATCCTTTCTATCATCGCATCTTCCATTGCAGTAACTCTAGCAGAAACAGTACCTATTCGTGTTGTATTGTGACTGTCGGGCATATACATATCAAACCACATTGGATTTATTTCTAATCTAGTACCATCTGGTAAGGTAACTGACCTTGGCTCTTCGTCACCAATCATATCACCGTATATCTTTTTAAACCAATCGATTTTCTTATACTGTACTGCTTGTCCAATCTTCATTTTGTTGTTCTCCATAGTCATCAAGATTTTCAATTGCTGTAAGCAAATCCGATTTAACTTCTTTCTCACCATCGTTATTAACGATAGTTTTCATTATAAAATAGTTCAGCACTCTCATCATACGATAATCTCCATTAAAACTATCTATATACTTTTTGGTTGCTTCAACTATTTTATCGTATGGTTGTTCTCCAAACTTTTCAAAGAATGTTTGGAGAAC